GAATTGACCGGTCAATTCGAATGGGATACTCAAGACGAGCGGGGTTGGAAGTGCAAGCTTTCCAGAATTACTGCAGGTGATCATGTTTCTGTGATTGCGAAGCTGGTAGAACGAGACGGTAATAAATGTCTAATCATCACAGTATGGAATTAACTATGTATCAATACAACGGATGCGGGCTGGACAATGTCTGGCTAAAAAATGGCTTTGAAGTCCACAAATCTGGCCAAGAGACCGGACTGTCGATCCATAATTTGGATGGGTTGCACAGAGCTATTGCCCTGACAATCATCCATAGCCCTCAGCCCATCACCGGGCAGGAGTTCAGGTTTATTCGGATTGAATTAGATCTCTCGCAAAAATTCCTCGGCAATCTAATGGATAAGTCAGACCAATCCATTGCCAAGTGGGAGAAAGGCGAGCAGGCCATCCCCCGCGTAGCGGACCAGGCTATTCGCGATCTCTACTTGGAGTCTATAGGTGAAGGGGTTATAACTTCAAGCTTGAAACCAAGTGAGGTCAACGTTTGACGCTGTGTCGATTCAGGAATTTCCATTCCGACCAACGACTGCACACGTGCCGCATCCAATTTATAGGCACGTGCCACATCTGGAATCGCATCCGCAATCACCACATCAGAGGCTTCGCCACCCGCATGTTCCATGATCATCTGCGTTGCCAACTCAACACCTTGCGGCGTGAATGCCGGGTCAATGCCACGCTCAAAGCGATAGCGTGCATCTGAATTAATTTTGAGCGCGCGCCCGTGTATTCGACGTGAAGGTTCTTGCTTTCGAGATATGCAGTCATGTTTGCTCCATAGGCAAAGGGGCCAGCGTTGCAAGAACACTAGCCCCTTCCCTGTAGATAGCGGGTGAACCCCTCTTAGGCCGTAGCGGCCACAGAGAGTGCCGTCTCGGTCGAGACAGTCGCCGCATCGCCGGATACGTCGATCACAACGTAGAGGCTGGCATCTGCCGGAGCAGCAGCAAGCTTCGCAGCAGTCGTGGTCGGGACAGCCGTTGTCCAGACAACCGCAAAGACCAGATCGCCAGGCTCCATGCCGCGAGCGGCACCGTCCGTGAAGTGACCTGCCGTGTCGACCGTGCCCGTCGCATCAATCCCGTGGTACACCCAGATATTGGTGCCCAGCGGGCCGAGCTTTGGCACGGCGAGAGTCAGATAGTCAGAATTATAAGCCATGTTTCAAATCCCTTATGCGATGGTTGCGGTATCGTCGTGAACAGCGCCCTGCACACCACGAGGCAGCGGAAGCGCACGGGCGGAGCGAACCTTGCCCCAGACTTCCCAGCGATCTTCTGGCTCGTAATAGTACATGTGGACTTCAGGCTCACCGGCAACCTGATGCGCAACCGCATCTTCGTGCCACATCCAGCAATCAGCCGTGGATGTGCCGATACCGGTCAGGCCAGTGTGCATGAACCATTTCACGCCCAGCCAGTTCCAATAGCCGTTCTCACCGTAGCCGTTCGAGCCAGCCTCAACCTTCTTCGTGTTCACGAAGTCGGCGTTCTTGAACTCGCTGATGGTCATCATCTGCGCGAGCGCATTCGGCGTGACAGCGGCCCAGACGCGGCCATCATTCGGCACGTCGTTCGACCAGAGGGCGGCGGTCCACGTCAACAGCGGGCCAAAGGCACCGAAGTCGATGGCAGAACTGGAGTTCTGCACATTGGTGGACGTGTCGAGAATCGAGATGATCCGATTGTCGATCTTGCGGTAGCTCGCAGCAATGACCTTGCGGTACTGCTGTGCGCGGTAGTTCGGGTTCGTCTTGAAGGCATCGAAATCATCGATACGATACTTCTTGAAGAACTCTTTCGGCGTATCGGAAACCTGGCTATCAGCGAGGTTCGACACTGGAATGGAGCCATCACGGCCACGTTCTGCCGATTCATCGGTCAGGCCCGTGACATCCCAGTAGATTGTGCCGGCCTTCATCAGGCCATCAGACCGAACCGCCTTCATGAGCAGGGATTTCTCGCGCTCGAAGTCGGTACGGAACTCGTCATTGTACATACTGCGCTCAAGCGCAGAAACCGTATTTACAGACATGATTCATCGTTCCCATGTTTGGGGTGGTTGGGAGGCGATGTCGGAGTTCCTGCGGGTAGGCCCGTTGCCGGGGGCCGCATGGCAATCCTTCGATGGAGCGCGGGGCCGGATAAACCGGGTAAGCCGCGTGGCCTCGCTATCTGCCCATCGCCATCAGAGCAGCAGTCTGGCCGAACCGAGCGTTACCGCCCGGAAGATCGCTCAATCTGCGCCATCAGGCGCTGAAGCTCGCCACCTGGCGCTGACACTTCCGCGTACTTCTTCGGATCTGTCTCGCGATAGGAGCGGAGCGTTTTGATTCTGTCCTCAGCAGCGCTGGCCGAAAGGCTCTCGCCGCTGATGATGTCCTGTAGAAATTCGGTGTTCTCAGTCGTGGCCCGGCCAGCATTGGCGCAGAACCGGACAAACACTTCCTGGTCACCCAGCTTGCTGCCGTCAGCGAGCGTGATGTCCAGCAATTCGCGGGCGCTCTCAACGGGCGCATGTGCCCGGATTGCTTCTTCCGCATAAGCGTTGTTGATCTTGAACTCTGCACCCCAATCGGTCTTGAGGTTCTTCTCTGTGGTCTGTTTGGTAACGACAGCAGCGGCAGCCATCTGGGACGCCTGCTCCTCGTACATGTCGTAGTAGAATTGCCGGGCCGCGTTCTGGCCTTCCTCAGTGGCGAGGAATCCGCCCTTCTCGTGCAGCTTGGCGGTCAGGCCTTCGAGGAATTGCTGGTCAGCTTCGCCAAGCTCCAGTCCTTCAGGCGGGGCGATCAGGTTTTTGTAGCCGTCCGGCTTCTCAGGAACACCAAGGGATTTGTTGAAGGCCACAAGGTCCTCCTCGGTCGCATCAGCGCCGGGCAGCTTGATCATGCCTTCCTGTTTGCCGCGAAGGGCCGTCTGGGTTTCGCGGAATGCCCTGTCATACTCTGCCTGCGTGGTGAAGCGTTGCAGTGCGGTCAGGCGCTTGTCATCGACAGTTCCATCCTCGCCCATCGCAAACGGCTTGCGCCAGTCTTCGACCGGAGCAGGATCAGCTGGCGCAGGATCAGCGGCGGGAGCAGCCGGAGCCGGATCAGCGCCATTCGTCGGCGCAGGATCGGCCGCAGGTGCAGCTGGGACTGGATCAGTGACAGGATCGGCGGTGGTTGCTTCTAAAGACATTCAGGGCCTCTTCTTGCTCTCTGAGTGTCACTCTACGCAGGGCCTGTATATCCAGAGTGTACCGCGCTATTCCTCGTCCAGATGGGCCTCGAACAGGCGAATATCCGCGATGCTGGCAAGGGTGTAGCCGACCCATTGCTTGCCTGACAGGAAGCCTGCCTCACGCTCCCCGAGTGTCGCCGGCTGATACGCCGTCATGCCGCAGAGCTGGTTCAGGATGAAATTGGCGACCATCGTGGCTTGTGCGCCCGTCGAATGCCCGCGGACAAATGCCCGGATTGCGAGCCGCGTGGCCTCGTCAACCTGCGGAACCTGGTCAATGCGCAGCCGCTTCGGAGCCTGATCAGGCAATTGTCTCTCCATCCATCACGCGCCCGGCCATCTTCACATTCTCGGGATTGGCCTTCGATGCGATCTCTGCCGCAGCCATCGCCTCTTCCTTGGCTTGCGCCTGCTGCGCGGCCTGCTGGTTGGCGGCGCGTTCCTCGTCACGATCCTCTTCGGACTTCAGCCAGCCCACAGGCATCTTGCCTTCCATGCCGTCACGGGTCGCCTTGTCGATGTCGAAATTGTCAATCGCGGCCATCGCCTTCGGATGCTGGAGCGCCATCAAATTGCCGACGGTGCCAAGCAAGGCATCATACTGCATGGCCCGCTGCTTGCGCAGGGCCTCCGACAAGGGCGTCTCGAACTCGAACTCGGTATCCTTGTCCTTCAGTCCTTCTGGCAGGCCCTCGATCATGCCGCTTGGCAAGATACGCCCGAAAGCGCCCTTCATCATGGCCCGCTCGAATACCGAATCCATCAGGTCAGCATTCTCCGCCTCCATCGGCTCGAACAGCGGCGCAGCTTCCCGGACGTAGATCTCGATCCGCTCAGCCACCTCATAGGCGGTCATGTCGCCCTGTTCCGGCAGCTTCAGGATGTTCTGGAAGAACTCCATACCCAGGCGCTCAGCCATGCGTTCGGTGAAATCCATCGCATAACGCGGGTCACCTTGTGGAACCATGCCAATCGGGGCGCCCAT